CCTTTTCTTAATGGAAATTATTTCTTTATTCATTTTTTGATATTCACTATTTCTTTTTTGGTGAGATTCTTTATTCCTCTCCCTATAAGCTTTACTTAGTTCTTTCGATTCTTCACGATATTTCTTTGAGCATTCTTTACAATTCGTCCGATGTCCATCAGGTGAGTATTTATCCTTATAGAACATACTAATATCTCTTTCTATATTACATTTACTACACTCTTTCATTATCATTATCTTTTTTATCTAGGTATATATACCTACCGGAAGGTGTTTTTTCGAAATCAATCAAACCCTTCTTAACCCAATTATGTAATGTTCTCCGGGTTATGCTATATTTATCCATTACTTCTTTAGCTTTCATTGTTTGTATATATTAGATTATGTTTCTCCCTTTTTCTATATTTTTCATCATGGTCTTCCATATTTTGTATAACTCTTCTGTAATCGAGTTATGTGTCCTGATAAAGCATCATACTTCTCATTCATTTCATTCTCAACATCATAGAAATCACTAAGTACAGATTGTATTATTTCTTTATGCCTTTGGGCCTTTGTTTCTAGTTTCTTTTCCCATGTAGCCATAAGCTTATTTGGATCATATTTGTTCTTCGGGAATGATGAATACATGAACCTTGGTAATATTTCAAGTCCTATTCTGTGTATAATGTCTATCTGAGCTACATTATACTCCTGAATGGAGTATTCGAACCCAATCTTCAATAATTCAGTATACATACCCTTAAAATCGACATCGAGTAGTGTATTCTTATCAAAATCCTCTTCCCTTATAAAAGGATCGAAAATTTTGGGTCTTAATTCGAGTGGTATGAAGTTAAAATTCACACCCATTATGATTATCATATTATCCATTCTCCTATAATCACAACAAAATATAGGTGAATACCTCATCCAGTTTGAATCATCTCTATACACAAGATGGTAGAATCCACCAACTTGTATATCTTCTTTGTTAATCGATTCACATTCTTTACTCGACTCTTTATACAAGTTATACATATACTGAGTATTCTTCTTATAGTAATCAACTATATCCGTCCCAAAAACTTTCTGACTTAATTTTAATCTATCCATGAGAGGTCCCATACAGTTATATATAAAATATGATAAACTCAAAACCCAATAACAGCAAGTACCACCAAGGGAATTTCATACCAAATAACAAAGACAAGGTTATAAAACTAAATTCGGAAGGTGGGATATATTATAGATCAGGACTAGAATACAAACTAATGGTTTGGTTGGATTCGAAAAAGGAAATAAAACGATGGTGTGGTGAGTGTATGAAAGTACCTTATCAAATGACACACTACGAAAAGGGTGGGGATATAAATCTCAAAAACCACACATACTACCCAGACTTCTACTACGAATTGGAAAAAACAAGTGGTCAGATAAGTAAAGTTATATGCGAAGTTAAACCTCAAAAAGAATACGAAGATGTGATACTATTTGAGAAAAAATTATTCGAAATACCACAAAAGTCTACACCCAAGAAACTAAAAAACCTAGAATATAGACTCAAACAAGGACAAAAGAATTCAGTTAAATGGAAAGCTATGATAAAATACTGTGATAAGAAAGGATTTAGGTTCATCGTTATAACAGAGATGCACTTAAAAAGTAAGAAGTTCAATTAAAAACGGAAACTGATATCACACATATCAACCATATTCGAAAGACCACTCTCATGTACAAATAAACTACCCGTAGATTGTACTAGTTCATATAACTTATCATTGATGTAGCATATAATAGGCCGTCCAGACGTTTTCTCGTACTCCTCAGGGACTTTCTCACCTCTTGGTGAGTATATGCCATTAACATACGAAGAATGTTCATTTGGTGTGGTGTGTAGTGAGCATCCACCTGGATACACACCAGAATTTCTAACCGAGGATTCCCACCTCTGTAAATAACATTTATTCATTCTCTAAAAAATGTTTATACGCTTTATCTATACCATCTCTTAGTGAAGTCTTATACGTCCAACCAAGTTCGGTAGCTCTTGATACATCCAGTAATTTACGCGGAGTACCATCTGGCTTACTTGAATCGAATTCTACGTTACAAGTATAACCAACAACATACTGTATAAGATATACAAGATCTTTTATCGATATATCTTCACCGGTACCTATGTTAATTACGTCATTACCACTATAATTCTCAAATAAGTCTATACAAGCCTCGGCCAAATCGTCAACATACAGAAATTCTCTTTTTGGATTACCCGAACCCCAAACAACAACATTGTTATCATTTTTTTCTTTAGCCTCGTGTACTTTACGTATCAAAGCTGGTAATACATGTGAAGAATTCAAATCGAAATTATCATTTGGACCATATAAATTAGTTGGTATGACAGATATGAAGTTTGTTCCATACTGTTCATTATACGACTGACACATCTTAATACCCGATAATTTTGATAAGGCGTAAGAATCATTAGTCGGTTCTAATTCACCGGTCATTAAATACTCTTCTTTGATTGGTTGTTGACTCATTCTTGGATAAATACAAGATGAACCCAGAAATAATAATTTCTCAACACCATAAACATAAGATGAGTGTATTATGTTAGTCTGAATCATCAGATTTTTGTACATAAATTCACCCTTCTGTGTATTATTAGCCTGTATACCACCAACCTTTGCAGCTGCCATAAATACGAAAACTGGTTTGTGCTCCTTGAAGAAACCATCTACTCCAAATTGACTTGTCATATCTAGTTCTGTACTAGTCGGTGATATGATATTGTTATATCCTCTTGATTTGAGTTCTCTGATTATGGATAATCCAACCATTCCATTACCACCACATACTAAGATTTTAGAATAAGGTTTAATAACTGTCATTTATACTCTAGATAATTTATTTATATCATATTTAACCATCTCACTACACAATTGCACAACACTACACTCAGGTTCCCAACCAAGTTCATCACGAGCTTTTGTAGAATCACCTAATAACTCACATACTTCAGTTGGTCTGAAATATTTAGAGTTAATTTCAACCAAGACCATTTGTGTTTCTGAATCAACACCAACCTCATGAACACCCTCACCAACCCAGTTAATCTCAACTCCAATTTCACGAAATGACATTTCACAGAATGTACGAACCGAAATCTTTTTACCAGTTGATAAAACATAATCACCAGGTTTATCTTGTTGTAACATCATCCACATACCACGGACATAATCCTTGGCATGTCCCCAATCCCTTTCAGCATCAAGATTACCAATATACAACTTATCCTGTAAACCAAGCTTTATTTTAGCAACTGCCTGAGTTATTTTACGAGTTACGAATGTTTCTCCTCTAACTGGACTCTCGTGATTGAATAGAATACCAGAACAAGCAAACATACCATAAGACTCTCTATAATTTACTGTTATCCAATGTGCGTATAACTTAGCACATCCATAAGGACTTCTTGGATAGAATGGTGTTGTTTCTGTTTGTGGAACTTCCTGTACTAATCCGAACATCTCAGAGGTAGATGCTTGGTAAAATTTCGTCTTTTCCTCTAATTTCAGAATTTTAATAGCTTCGAGTATTCTCAAAGGACCAATTGCATCCGAATTAGCCGTATATTCTGGTGTTTCAAAAGAAACCATCACATGTGATTGAGCTCCCAAATTGTATATCTCATCAGGTTGAACCTCTTGTACAATTCTTATTATGTTGGTTGAATCTGTTAAATCACCATAATGTAAGAAGAATTTATCTTTATATTTCTCATCATCATAAATGTGGTCTATGCGTTCAGTATTGAAGGAAGAACTTCTTCTTTTAATACCATGTACAACATATCCCTTCTCTAGTAGTAGTTCACTTAGGTAACTTCCGTCCTGACCGGTAATACCGGTAATTAATGCGACTTTATTCATACACCTTCTATAAACATATTATACAAATGTTTATAGAAGTTGTATGAATAAAGTAATAACATTGATAGATTTCATATATTGGCCGAATATTATGGAGGATGATACAATACTAATACGTAAAGGAACCATCTTATCTTATAGATTGTTCTACGGAGATTACACTTTATTAAGTGAGGAATTCGGGAGTTTAGTGTTACAGTAACACACATTCAAACATTACTTTAAACCGATTGAAAAACACCGAAATGATATACTAAATGATATATTAGACTGAACGGTTTTTTACTAATTCTTTTAAACGATCCAAAGAAGAATATCTAACTAGAAGACACTCACCCTCTGTCCAAATCTCGTTAGAATCTATTGTTGTGTGTTCTTTAGGTGTTCTCGATATATTGAAATTTTTAGTATATTTCTTTAACAGGAATTTTGACTTTATGAAAAGTTCGCTCTGTTTATCCAATGCCTGTAAATCTAATATAGGAGAAACAGCTATCTCTACGTTATCAAATGGTATAATTATAAATGTCTTATCAGCTTCTATCGGTCCATCCAAATAACCAACTGTAATCATAGCAAGCTTTGGGTGGGTTGATCCAATTAAAGATTTACTTCTATCGGGTAAATGTTTGAAATCCGCATCATCTCTCAACTTAGTATTGTATTCAGTATCCTTAATCATCTTTCTCGCATGTCCACTAGAGCCCTTTCACGTATAGTAGGATCTATATAAAAGAAATCAGTATCTTCACCGATACGAAGACCTCTATACAGCTGAGTATTTTCGAATCTGAAATTTTTACAATTTCTCTCAAATAGTTCCACAAACCGTTCTTCGTTTATAGGAATGCTTCTT